GGGGCCTGCGGTGTCTACCACCCAATCCTCTCAGAATCAGTAGTCAAGTTCCAAGCAGAGACGATCCTTGAGACCTTCCCAGCATCTGGGCCGGTCAAGACCAAGATTATCGGAAAAATCACCCGGGATAAGGAAGAAGCAGCCGCCCGGGTTCAGGATGACATGAACTATGAACTCACCGAAAAGATGGTTGAGTACAGAAGTGAGCATGAAAGACTGCTATGGAACCTGCCAATCTCGGGTTCGGCCTTCAAAAAGGTCTACTTTGACCCGACGATGGGTCGTCAAGTCGCAGTGTTTATACCGGCTGAGGACGTAATTGTGCCTTATGGTGCGTCTGATTTATTCTCCACCCCCAGAATTACGCATCGTATGCGTAAAAACCCTAACCAGTTGCGAAAACTTCAGGTTGCTGGGTTCTACCGGGACATCGAATTACCGGCACCAGATAGAAATACTACCGAAATTGAAAAGAAAAAGGACGAAGAAATCGGTGTAAACGTCATTGATGATGACCGCTACCTGATTTATGAAGTCCATTTGGACTACGATCTACCCGGATATGAAGACCCGGATGAGATTGCGCTACCTTATGTAATCACAATGGACTCTTCGGGCGAGATTTTGGCGATCCGAAGGAACTATCTGGAGGATGACCCCCTGCGTGAGAAGCGGATGCACTTCACGCACTATGTCTACATCCCCGGATTTGGGTTCTACGGCTTTGGGCTTATTCACTTGGTCGGCGGCTTTGCAAAAAGTGCGACATCTATCCTTCGACAACTCGTTGACGCAGGTACTCTTTCAAACCTACCCGGAGGGTTTAAGTCCAAAGACCTACGTGTAAAGGGAGACGACACCCCTATCGCTCCGGGCGAGTGGCGAGATGTCGATGTAACGGGTATGACAATCAAGGATTCGATTGTTCCCCTCCCCTATAAGGAACCTAGCCGTACCCTGTACGAGTTATTGAACACAATCGTGACCGAAGGGCGCAAGTTTGCCTCCGTGGCAGACCTAAAGGTTGGGGATATGTCCAACCAAGCCCCGGTTGGCACGACTCTTGCAATCCTTGAGCGCACCCTAAAGGTCATGAGCGCTGTTCAGGCCCGGGTTCACTCGGCAATGAAGCACGAGTTTAAACTCATTGCAGGCATTGTTAAGGACTACACTCCGGAAATCTATGATTACGAGGTAGAAAACGCCCCGCAACGGGCAAAACAATCGGATTACGACATGGTGGAGATCATCCCCGTGTCCGATCCGAACGCCTCGACGATGGCACAACGGGTTGTTCAGTACCAAGCCGCCCTGCAACTGGCCTCATCAGCCCCGAATATCTACGATCTGCCACAACTCCACCGGCAAATGCTGGAAGTTCTGGGAATTAAGAACGTTCAAAAGATTATTCCGATTGAGGAAGACCAAAAACCGGAAGATCCAATCTCGGAAAACATGGCTGTCATGACCGGAAAGCCAGTAAAAGCCTTCCTTTATCAGGATCACGAGGCACATATTAGGGTTCATACTAATGCCGCCCAAGATCCCAAGATTCAGAAGATTATTGGTCAAAGCCCCAACGCTAGCGCAATACAGGGGGCATTAATGGCTCACATTGCCGAGCACGTTGCCTTCCAGTACCGGGTTGAGATTGAGAAAATGCTTGGTGTTCCCCTTCCCCCAGAGGACGAGCACCTCCCAGAGGACATCGAGGTCGAACTCTCCCGTGCGGTTGCGGCGGCAAGCGACAAACTGCTCCAAAAGGATCAGGCAGAGGCCCAAGCCCAGCAGGCACAAGCACTTCAGCAAGACCCGGTTGTGCAGATGCAACAAAGAGAACTCGCCATCAAAGAAGCCGATGCTCAGCGCAAGGCAATCAAGGATCAGGTCGATGCAACTCTCAAAGAAAGAGACATCATGCTTCGGGACGAGCGGGAGCGTATGCGGATTGAGTCTCAAGAACAGATTGCCGGTGCCCAGATTGGAGCCAAGGCAGCAGAGACTTCAATAAAAGAAGAGATTGAAGGAGCAAAAATAGGAGAAAGAATTGGGGCTAAGAGAATATCTGGTCAGTGAGATTAAGAAAGAACAAGAGGCGTTGAAGGAGCGGTTGGCCTTCAACCCTGTTGAGGACTTCCTTACCTATAAGGAGACGGTAGGGGAGATACGTGGACTACAAAGAGTCGTAAGACTATTAGAGGATTTGCCAGATGACTGATACGTTTAAACTGCCTGAACCAAAGGGCTACAAAATCCTGATTGCCATCCCTAAAAAAGATGAGACTTTCAAGGGAACTCAAATTGTCCTGCCAGAGGACTCAAGAAAGAAGGAGGAAACGGCTTCCATCATAGGTTTGGTAGTAAAGATGGGGTCGCTCGCCTTTAAAGATGAAGACAAATTCCCAGACGGGCCTTGGTGCCAAGAGGGGGACTTCATCATGATGAGGGCATATTCCGGAACTCGTTTTAAGGTCTCAACCCCCGAGGGAGACCAAGAGTTTCGCCTAATCAATGACGACACAGTTGAGGCCGTCGTTGCCGATCCACGGGTAGTTACCCGCATTTAAGGAGTAAGAAATGGCTGAAGAACAACAGCAGATGGAAATAGAAGTAGAAGCGCCAGAGATAGAGATTATTGACGATACCCCAGTAGAAGACCGAGGGAAAACTCCTAAGGGTGAAGTCGATGTCTCCGATGACGAGATTTCCCAATATTCGGAAAACGTCCAAAAGAGAATTAAGGATCTGCGCCGTGCTTACCACGACGAGCGTCGGGTCAAAGATCAGGCTTTGCGGGAACAGCAAGAGGCTATTGCCTACGCAAAGTCTATAGCCCAAAAGAATCAAGAGTTACAGGAACGGCTTGCCCGGGGCGAAAAGTATTTGGTGGAGACCAGCAAGGCCAAAAACGAGGCCATGCTCTCCCAAGCCGAGCGGGAATACAAAGAAGCCTACGAGGCAGGGGACTCAGAGAAGTTGGTTGCCGCCCAAAGGAAAATGTCTGAAATCGTTGTAGAAAAGCGGGAGGTAGAAAATTATCGTCCAGCCCCTTTACAAACGGAAAGATATGAGGTAGAACAGCAAATACCGAGGGTTGTCCCTGATGATCGCACCCGTCAGTGGGTTTCTCAAAACGAATGGTTTGAGAGCGACCCGGTAATGAGAGGTGCTGCCTTTGGTATCCATGACGAACTCGTCAAGTCAGGATACGTCGCAGGATCTGACGCATACTTCGAGCAAGTAGATGCTCGCATTCGGGAGAACTTCCCGCATAAATTCAGGGTAAATAAACCTGCCTCAAACGTTGTTGCTCCTGCCTCTAGAAGCGCATCGGGATCTAAAAAGATCACCCTGACAAAGACTCAAGTCGCAATTGCAAAGCGTCTTGGGGTTCCTCTAGAGAAATACGCCGAACAGGTCGCAAAGGAGATAAGCAATGGCTGATCGTACACCCCGTGATTTAGAGACACGCTCAAATACAGAACGAAAGAAGACTTGGTCACCTCCTTCGTTGCTTCCAACCCCTAACCGGGAGGAAGGTATGTCTTACCGTTGGATTCGGAAGTCAATTCTGGGCCAAATGGATGACCGAAATATGGTGTCAAAGCAGGAAGAGGGATGGGTTCCTATCAGACGAGAAGACCACCCCGAACTCCAGCACTCAGGCAAGACCTCTGGCCTTGTCGAAATAGGTGGATTGGTGCTCTCCAAAACACCGACTGATATGGTTGGGCAGCGGAACGATTGGTTCCGTAAGCAGACCGATGCTCAGACGGATGCTGTAGATGCCAATCTGATGAAAGAAAACGATCCTCGTATGCCCCTATTTAGTGAGCGTAAATCGACCACTACTAGAGGTAGGCGGGACTAAAAGGAGTTTTAAATGGCTTATCCTACTGTATCAGCCCCTTATGGCATGGTTCCCGTGAACCTGCTGGGTGGTCAGGTATACGCAGGTCAGACCCGTCTAATTCCGGTTGGGCAAAACGAAACTACCGCCATTTTCTTTGGCGACGTAGTAACGTTGAACACAGACGGTAATGCGACAAAGGTCTCGACCACGGCTACTGCCACCACAATTGGTATTTTCCTTGGATGTACTTATGTTGATCCCAACACGTCTCAGCCGGTGTTTAAACAGTATTACCCCGGTGCGATCAACGTTGCTGGTATTCAAGCATACGTACAGGACGATCCTGACCAGTTATACAAGGTCGCTGTCGTTTCTGGACAAAATACCACGATTGGTTTCTTGACCCGAGCCGCTGTTGGAAAGAACACGTCTTTGGTTCAGAATGCTGGATCGACAACTAATGGAAACTCTCAGAATGCTGTCCTCAACGTGACTGACACAGACTCAACTCTGCCAATCCGTGTTGTGGACGTTGTTCCTGAGACCGCTATCGCCGGTTTTGCCGGTTCTTACACAGAGGTTATTGTCCGATTCAACTTCGGCATTTCTCTGTATGAAAACGCTACAGGAAGGGCTTAAAAAATGGCTATCTCTCGTGCCCAACTACTAAAAGAACTTCTCCCCGGACTTAACGCTCTATTTGGTCTTGAGTACAACAAATACGGCGAAGAGCATAAAGAGATTTTCGACACCGAGACCTCTGAGCGTTCGTTTGAAGAGGAAACAAAACTGTCTGGCTTCTCCGCTGCGCCGGTCAAAAACGAAGGCTCTGCCATCGCTTATGACAACGCTCAAGAGGCATGGACTGCTCGCTATCAGCACGAAACCATTGCATTAGGGTTTTCCCTGACTGAAGAGGCAATTGAGGACAACCTCTATGACTCACTCAGCGCTCGGTACACCAAGGCTTTGGCCCGTGCTA